GGTTCTTGGCACACTTACATTCTGCGTCTTGATGTCATTGCGATATACAGACACATCCGCTGGTGTCGCTGTTGGGTCATAGGCAACGAACTCAAATTTTACTTGCTCATATTGTCCAGCTTCCAAAGTTGGTGCCAAATGGTCTTTTGTAAAGATACGACCATCCGAGTGCGTCATCATGGTTCCGATAAAAGGCGAATTGCTGCCTGTTTTCAGAATATCCATATAGATGCTATCGCTCTTCAAGGTCAAGTCTGCACTTGCCTCCATTTCTGCCTCCATTTGGATGGTGTTCCTTCCACCACTGAATGCGGTCATTGACAACGAGAAACTGCTGTTGGTCGTTCCGCTTCGTGTTATGGTGTGGGCATTCTGCTGCTTGCCATCCACATAAAGCGTCACCACCTTGGTTCCCGAGCCACTTATTGCGTATGGAATACTGATGGTCTCGTTTGTCCCATAGCCACCCTTTGCAATGGCTTCTGCAAGGTTGAAACTGCTTGTCAGGGATAACGTCACGACCTTTACGCTCACATAGCTCTGTTTCATCTGCTTCTTGCCAGTTGTCGGATCAGTAGTGGATGCTTTTACATATATGTCGGTTGTACCAACCTGCAAGTATTTGGAGAGGTCAAGCGTATAACTTCCCTTGCTCACGTCCTGCTGCGTATCGGAATACATCAGCGTCGCGCCGCGTTTCATCTGTATCTCCACCGTGGCTTTCTGCCCCGTCGATGTCCCCTTCTCGTCACCGCTGCTGTACTGGTGGTCGTAGAACCATGTGAGTGTGGCCTTGTCGCCTTCCTTGATGACGGACTTGTCTGTTTCTGCCGTCAACACGATTCTGGTGGTGGAGGTTTCTCCGCCACCGCCGCCCTTGCCGGCAGGAATATCCAAGCCGACAACCTCCGCGCCGCTCTTGTTGGTCAGCGTCACACGCACGGTGCTCTCGTCATCGCTCAGTTCGGCACTGCCGCCGAATATGGTGTTGGCTTCGACCTCTGCAAGTTTGGCGGCCACGGCCGCGTTCTGCACCGGATTGGTGGAGTTCGTGTTCAGGCTCTCGTCCACCTCTGTCTCGTTGATGGTGAGGTTCACGTTGCCCGCGCTGTCAAGCGTCTGTTTCTTTCCGTTTACAGAAATGCTCTTCACGTTGCCCGCACCGCCGAAGTCCTCCCAGCTCGCCACCTGTTCCCAACTGTCAAGGCTCGTGCCGATGAACTGTTTGGTCTCCCACTTGCCCTGTGCCGTCTCGTAGGTGATGCAGCGTCCCTTGGCACGTTTCTTCTCCTCCACGGCAACAATGGCGGTCGCCAATGTGTAGTAACCACTCTCAAGCGGGATTTCCTCTGTCACGTTGCAGGTGTTTCCGCCACTGCCGCCTGTGGCATATTCCTGCCATTTCTCCGCATCATGGAGGTCGTTGTCGGGGTCACCGGTGAACTGCCAGGACTCCCAGCCGTCCGCACTTCTGAATATCATCACGCAGCCGGTGGTGAACACTTTCTCCCCACCGGTGCTCTCGTTGCCGGCAATGGTCTCCAACGCTTCAGACCAGTCACTGAATATGCGGTCGGCATCACCGATAAGGCTGTTCACCAGCACCACCGGGTGGGTGTTGGCCGCTGCGATGGCATCATTCAGCTTTGCCGTGGCCGCATCGGCAAGCATGGCCGAATTGTTGGCCGTGAGTGCCGCGCCGGAAGCCACATCTGCCGCGTCTTTGGCCTGCTGTGCCGCAGTTCCGGCCGCTCTCGATGATGCGTCCGCTGTGGCGGCGGCTGCGTTTGCTCTCTTGGCCGCGTCTTCCGCAGGTTTCGCAAGCAGGGACACAGGCACACGGACAACCTTCTCACCCTGCATGGCCGGGAGTGAGTTCACGCTGTCAAGTGAGGTGGCGGTTTCCAGTTCGTCCACGCTCTGACTGTCTGTCTTTATCTGGTTCAGGACTTCCTGAACGACGGTCTTCTTCTCCTCGTCTGTCATATCATTCGTTGTTAGGGTTATTATCCAACTGCTCGTTCAGTCCGTCTATGAAGCCGGGAACGCAAAGACGCTCGGCGACGACGCGCACAAGTTTCACCTCGTCATCGGTGTAGTCCGCCTCCCCCTCACTCTCGTATATCTTCAGGGCGAGGGCGTGCGCCTTGATGCCGTTCACGTTGTTGTATATCATGTCCGCGAAGGTCTCGCGAACGTCCATCGGCCGCGCCTCCTTGTGGCTGACCGACAGGTAAACATTGAAATGCTGAAAGTCTATCCTTCTCATCGTATATCTGTTTTTAGCTTGAATGATTCAATATCTGGTAGCGGAAGCCGTCCACCTTGCTGATGAGCACTGTCACACTGTCCCCTTCTGCCATCTTGTAATTCGTGAGGTTCTCATTGTGGTCGTAGATGCCGTCCAACGTTATAGGTAACGACCCGGCTCGTACACGGAATGTCACAATTGTGGCAAAATCCTCGGGCAATTCACTCAGTCCGAACTTCTCAGCGACTGAGGACTCGCTTGGAAGCGTAACCTCCACCCCGGAGGATTTGTCTTTTTTGAAATACATCAGTATGATGTTCGCTTGAGAGAAATCTATCGTATATGTACTGCTGTTCGGGTCAAATGTCAGTATCTTGGCCTTGGTATTCACAAAGGAGGGGGCCATCAATGCTGCATTGGACCAGATACCGTAGTTCTTTGTTCCGCCTGAAACATGAATGAACAGGCCATAATTCGCCTGGTCAAATCCATAGTTCCCGTATGTGTTCGGATGCTCGTTCACAATACGCCCGGTGGCGGTAAATGCACCGCCTGCAGTTCCAGGTATCACATCATTTCCGAACATCACATAACCGCTGTTTCCACCCACACGGAAGAAGTTGCTGTATATAGCAAGGGAACCGCCATCTCCGCTCTGCGTGGCTTCTGCGCCTATGCGTCCATTACCAATGGTAAAGCCACCTATAGTGCCCTTGTAAGATTCTATTTCGCCAATAAACTTGCCATTCTTTGCTTCGATGCTGCCATCTTCCAATATTTTGAAATTCTCATTGGCGGTCACAAGTCCCTCCAACTGTATGTTGGCGGCCTTTATCTTCACGCCGTCCTGTCCCGCACCGACAAAGGATTTCAAATTGCCGTCCCCGTCGATGGCGTACAGGCCCGACACCTTGGAGGTGGTGATAAGCCCTGTCTCCTCCAGCATATTCTCGTCCTTGTCGAACACGGCAGCGGAGATTTTCACAAGCCGCTCGCTCTGCTCGAACAATGTGCGGTAGCGGTGCGTCAGCGCCTCGTACTTGTCGGTGCTGAGCACCAGCATGTACATGTAGATGTCTCCGTCAAACTCCAGACGGAAGTCGCCCGTACCGTTCCACAGGCCGTTTCCAGTATATTGCACATAGCCTTCGGTCTCCGCGATTTCCTCTCTTATCTCCATGCTGTTGAAGTTGGCAAAGCCTGTCTTATCCACATTCTCGAAGCGAACCTTCAGCGTGCCGGCCTTGGCACAGCGGTAGAAGAATGTCAGATACACAGGCAGAGCCTCTTTCTGCCCCTCGTCATTGGTCGGGAACGTGGGCACATAGCGCAGGTTGCCGTGTTTCTGCAGTATGTACTTGTTGCGTATGCGTACCACCGTACGCCCCATGTCGGTGACCACGCTTGCGCCGTCGCCTTTCTTGGAGAGCACGTTGCCGTTGGCCCATATCCACTTGTTGCCGACAAGGAAGAACACGGTCTCGTTCTCGGAGTTCCATTTCTCCAGTCCCGATGTGAACGTGGGGTTGTTCAGATAGCCTTTCTCGCTCAGGAAGTCGTTCCGCACGCTGTCGATGGCACTCTGCACCTTGCCCTCCGTTATCTCCAGTTTGGTCTTGATGTCCTCGCCGGTGGAGAGCAGGAATGTGCCGCGCAGGTACACGTTGTCGGCATACAGGCCGTTGCCCTTCGGCTGGTTATCCAGTGGAAAGCGGTCGTCCTTGATGTCGTTAAGGTTGCCGAGCCTTGCACGCAGGGCGTGGTCAAAGTTCTTGGCGTTCACTCCGTCCAGCACGTCCACTCTCGGGTGGCCGTCCTCCGAGGCGGAGATGAGGACGAGGTTCTGGCGGTTCGCCGTATCGGTGTTGCCCATAAGCACACACTCGTCGCCCTCTTCGGGCTGTGCGGTCTCAAACTCGGATTTCTCCACAAGTATGCCACCATTCGCGATGCCGGCCACTTCCACCCAGTAGGCTTTCTGCGACGTGCCGGTGAACACCTGGCAGCGCATCAGGTCGTGCGCCACGAAGGTGTTCTCCTGCTCGAAGGTGATGTGCCAGTAGTCGCCCTGCTCCCGCACCGTCTTTATCTTGCCGTTGGCCGCGCTGACGCAAATCTGTCCGCCCACGCTGCGCACCTTGTTTATCAGCAGTTCAAAGACATTCATCACGCGCCTCACGGTTATCTTGTCAACTATCAGGTGCGACAGCAGGTCCTCGTCAAGGCCGATTTGCCAGCCGTTGCCTGTCATGCCACTGCCGCCATAGTTGGCACTGCGCAACAGTTCGCGCACCACAAGGGTGAGCAATTCGGCATTGCCCTTGCCATCGATGCGCCCATTCTCTTCCAGTCCGATACCGATGCCTTCCTCGAAAGTGATTTTCTTCTTCGCACGATCGTTGCGTTTCTTGCTGATGAACTCCTGCTGGCTCCGTCTTGCGGAGAAAATGTTGTTGTCGGTCGGCTGCGTGTCGTCCCACGAGCGTATGATGTCGGGCAGGGCCACGCCCTCTGTCCTGGACTTAGTATAGTTCTTCAGCTCTCCGATGCTGTCGTTCACCTTGTCAAGCGCGCCTGTCTGCAGGGCGTCGCTGATTTCAAGGTCCATCTGGCTTGGCAGGTTCGCCTTGCGCGTTATCTTGGTGATACGGCTCTGCCGGTAGCCGTTCTCCGGGAAATACTTGTCGCTCACAAGCCGGACACGCCTGCCGACATGGAGCACGGCATTGTTCTCCTCCACCCACACATGGTCGGTCGGAGCCTTATAGACGCTGATGTCCTTCCAGTGCTCGGCATTGTACTTCTCCACCGCATTCAGGAACTCCTCCTCCGCTATCGGGTAGTACTCGTCGGGCATGCGCACGTTCCACAGGATATAGTGGTCGCCCACTTTGGGCACGAGCTTTCCTCCGGGCAACTGAGTGTCGTCGTCATACGGCCAGATGGTGATTATCTCGAACTCGCGTGTCTTGCTATCGAAGTTCACCTCGAAATAGTGGTCGTCATCGGTACCGAGCCCGGCAAGATCACCGTCCTGGAACGAGACGCGCTTGGTCTCGCCTGCCAGTTCATAGTCGTTGGGATCGAAGTTCAGCGTGTCGTCCCTGAAGTAGTAGATAGTGAACGCGTTGCCGTCATCGTCCTTGACATTCTCGCTGCGCACACTGCTCACCTCACCGGTGCGTCTTGGATAGATGCCACTGAACGCGTCTTTCTCGTAGTGGTCATAGATACCGTACTCGTCGGTGTGCAGTTCCACATACTGGCGGCCGCCGGGCAGCATCAGACGGCTGTGGCCGTATTTCTCCGCATCGATGTTGCGGGTGCTGCCTATCGGGAACAGGCGCGTGTAGAACTTGTTGGTGTTGTCAGTGTCACGCTCCAGGCTCGTCAGTCCGTTGCCGTACCCCAATATTATTTCCTCGCCGTGCTCGCATCTGCAGATGTTCACGGTCTGCCCTTCCACCCACCACTCGGCACTGCCGCCCACTTTCTCGGCTATCTCCTTCAGCGCCTCGTCGCAGTACTTGCCCTCGTAGTCGATGACAATGAGGTCGGTGCCGTCCACCTGCCCCACCTTCCAGTCGGTGGTGTGCCCCATGCCGTTGTTGATGCACTTCACCACCATCGCCGCATGCTCTCTCGGAGTGGCGGTGAGGGTGAACACGGGCTCGGCATTGTTGTCTGTGGTCTCCAGCACGAGGAAACGCTTTATCAGGCTCTCGATGCCGTAAAATTTCACGTCATACGACCACTCGCCATCGCTCTTCTGGGCAGGGGCGTATTTCTCGGTGAGCCAGTAGCGCTCGCCCTCAAAGTCCACATAGTCGTTCACATCGAGGGGTATGTGCTCGTAATGGGTGAAGGAGAGCGTCAGCACGTTGTCGCCCTGAACCTCCTTCTGCTGGGTGCTGCCGTCACCGGGCGAGATGTCCGTCCGGGCGGTGCCGTATTTGTCGTATATCGTCAGAACCATATAGGAATGCTGTTTGAATGTCATTAGATGATGGGGACAGGCTCGCGGAACTTCACCTTGAACTTGCCGGCGTTCACACCCTCCTTCCACAGGTAGGTGAGCGGTGTGAACTTGGGGCTCTCGCTGTATTTCACATGCAGGGTAAGGTCAAGCTGCGTGAATACGATGTCCAGCCAGCCGCCCTTGCCCTGTTTCAGGAAATTGATGAACGAGAAGTATTTCCGCAGCCAACCCGCCTGTGTCTTGTCATACAGGGCGAAGTTGAGCGTGATGTCCCTCGGCTCGTTTCTCGGTGTAAGCGTGGCGGAGTATTTCTCGCCCTGCTCCTCGCGTATGTTCACGGCGGTGTCCTTCTTCGTCTTGCTCGGTGTGAGTATGGCGGTGAGGTTATCCATGCCGCCACGTTTGTCCTCGACGAGGAACACGCCGTATTCTTTCCAGATGTCGGTGCCGTTCACCAGCACCAGCCCTCCAAGTATCTTGTCCATGTCATTTTACTTTTAGTCCGTCCCTTACTATTTTTCTGATGTCCTCCTTTATCTCGCCAAGATGCCCCGCGCTCGTGCCGGTGTTCTCGGCAATCCGGGCAAGGTGGCTCTCGGCAAGGTTCATGCGGTCGGCCACGGTCTCCAGACGCTCGTCCATGCTTGACCAGTGCTGCAGTCCGCTGGTGAACATGCCCTCCAGTTTCGTGCCCTGGTCCTGCGTCATGGCGGTAAAGCCTCCGGACTTCGCGCTCTGGCTGGTACCGCCCGTGTCCTCGTAGCCGGTGACCTTCGCCCACTCGTCCCTGCGTTTCAGCCCTTCCGCCACTATCTCGTCATAGCGGCGGTTGAAGTCCTCGATGTCCTTTTC